AGAAAAGGAATTTTAACTGGTTCATCGGGTATGGGTGCAAATAAGGCATTTGAAAGAATCAAGGGTAACATGGAAAGAAACATGAAAGCAAAAAAGCCACCTCCACCACCCAAAAATACAAAGGCAAACCTTAAGAAATTGGTGAATAATACCATGAAAGGTCGTGCGGCTAAAAATGTAAATAGACTCAAAAAGAATATTAATGAGGGGATATCCGAAATGGCGGTCAAGACCCGAATTGCACAATTAAATAAACAAACGAAGTACCAGAAATAACAATTTAAAAGAAATAATCTAATCAATAATAAAACATGCACAGAGGTTTATCATCCGTTATGATAAACTACGCGCGTTCTATTAGTGATGAAAAGAAAGCAAAAACTGTCGTTAAGGGAAACAAATCTGGGGAAATTACGGGGAGTAGTGATGATATGCACGAAAAACTCATCTATAAATGCGGTTTAAAAAGACGTCAAGTGTGGGATACAAATTCAATGTCATGGTATACGAAAGTGTATTATGTAGACGGTTCGTTATATAATCCTGTTTTGTTTCACAAAGGGAAACTAGAAAAAAATCCTAAGTATAAGTAATAGAATGAATCCATACTTTGAAGCAACTTTAAGAAATATAGGTGTTTTTATTTCGGTATTTTTTACGATACGATGGGCGGAAAAATCCGTTATTCCAGTATACGACGTACCCCTAAATATAATAACTATTGTTATAGCTATACTCTTAAACTATAGTGGACCACTAAAATTAAATATTTAAAGAAAACGTGTGTTATATAATAAGTATGAGTACGTGCACAGTATGTTGTGATAAGTACAATAAAACACAACGTAAAAAAGTTACGTGTCCTCATTGTGATTACGAGGCGTGTAAAACGTGTATCCAGACCTATTTATTATCAACTACAGAAGAACCACATTGTATGAAATGTAAACATGAACACGATCGTGAATTCATAGATTCATTTTGTACAAAACGTTTTAGGAATGTTGAATATAGAAAACATCGGGAACAGATTTTATACGAACGTGAAATGGCACGAATGCCAGAAACACAACCATACGCAGAATATAGAATAAAAATGAAAAGTCTCAGATTACGGTATTTTGAACTTTTAGATCAAATGTTTCTTTTGAGAGATATGCGTAGAGAAGCGATAAATATGCGTAATTCGACAATTGAATATGATGATGCTATAGCTAAAATGCGTAGAGATATAGAGGAAATTGTAGAAAAGGTAAATTCACTCGAACTAAATGTTACTACAATTAGTAGTGAAAAGTTTACACGTAAGTGTCCATACGAAGAGTGTAGAGGTTTTTTAGATACAGATACGAAATGTGGGTTATGTGTTCAACAGTTTTGTGAACATTGTAATGAAGTTATTATAGATTCTGATCACGTTTGTGATCCCACAACAGTTGAAACTATGAAACTCATAAACAAAGATACTAAACCGTGTCCTAAATGTGGTACAATGATACACAAAATAGATGGGTGTGCACAAATGTGGTGTACCGAGTGTCATACCGCATTTGATTGGCGTTCGGGGCGTATAGAAACCGGTCGTGTACATAACCCTCATTACTTTGAATTCAAGAAACGTTCAAGGGAACACGGAGACATTCCGTGTGGTGGGCGACCCACGTTTGCAGAACTTGAAGCAAATGAAGCGGGTGTACATATATTAGATTTGAGTTATAAACTTACTCTATTAGATAGAGATATCATATATAGATACGACGGTATTGGCGATGATGATAATCTACGTTTGCGTGTAGACTATTTAATAAAAATTATATCCGATGACGAATTTAAGAAGGAACTTCAAAGACGTGATAAACATAAATGTAAATTAGAGGATATACGGAATATATACGGAATGTTTTCCGATACGTGTGGTGATTTACTTAGACAATGGATGATTGATCCAACTAAAACGAAGGAGATACTGCGTACCGTTCACGCGTTAGCTGATTATTCGAATAATGTCATAACAAAAATAAGAAATAGGTATAATTGTTCGGTACCTTATTATATATTGTTACGTGCACTTTAAGAATAGAGTCGTTTACATCATAAATGAAATTAATAGAATTAGCTTCGGCAGTTACATCACTTTTTCCATTTATGATTCTAGAGAATTTTGGTAGCGTATCGAGTATGTTTTACCATTTACATAGAAATGAAACCATGTATAAACTTGTTTATATATCCAGACATGTGGATCTTCTACGATTAGGGTACGTACTAAAAGGTGGTTTCGATTATATGGAACTCGTATTTAATTTTTTATCCATGATTATCATTTATAAATCGAGTATTCATGATAAAAGGTACTTAGATGTAAACTTAATCATAAGTGTAATTAAAAGTACATTTGGTATGCCTAAATTACACTACCTCGTCTCACTTTACTTTTGGTTTGTAGCATTTATTATTCATTACGATACTGTATTTGGAAGATATACAGATATAATAGTAAACTTACTTTTGTGTCCACCTCAATATTTATTGAAGAATAATATTATCGGTGTATATTAGAAAATGAACAAAGTTATCTTATTTGTATCGTTTTTACTTATTATATGGTTTTTCATACCCATATATGAAAAACCCAGAGTATTAAAAAATGTATTATCAAAACAAGAATGCGATCATATCAGGAAAATAGCAGAACCTAATCTACAACCTTCAACAATTGGGGGGGATTATGAAATAAATAATTCAGAGCGTAAAAGTGAAACTGCATGGATAAGAGCGTCAGAGGATCCCATCGTTGATAAACTTATACGTAAATGTCAATCCATGACAGATAGACCTTTCGAAAACTATGAAGATTTACAGGTTCTTAGATATAAACCAGGTGGATTTTATAAACCTCATCAGGATACATTTTCATTCGATAAAAATAGACGTATGTATACATTTATAATCGCATTAAATGATGATTATGAAGGAGGTGAAACCGTTTTTCCAAATATAAAGAAACAGTATCGTTTAGAAAAAGGTGATGCTTTGTTTTTTAATACGTTAAATAACTATGAATGTATGACAACAAAAGCTATACATGGAGGTGCACCAGTTAAATCGGGTGAAAAGTGGATCTGTAATTTATGGGTACATAAATATGAATATACCGGACCCGCAAAACCTAAAAATAAATAATATTGTTTTTAACTAATTGTCCTTGATAACAAGTTCACCCCTATCCGCTAACAAGCGTCTATTCACCATATGTTGTTCCTTAACATCATCCTTATTTTGTCCGACGTAAGGAACCGCATACCCATTATCACACATCCATTTATTCACGTTCGTCCAGATACCATCTTCAAATACCCACAATTCACCGAGTGCGCGTCCATACTTACCGACAGAGTCGCGTTCTTGACACCGCAATTCAATTTCACAATCGTCCTTATCGGATTCAACCGCTTTCGTCACCCAGTTCAAAATCTTCTTCTTCGCATGTTTCCCATAAATCTTTTCGACCGTATCACGCGTTCGCGATTCTTCGGTATCGATGCCGAGCAATCGTACACGTTGGCGGATGAGTACATCGAAACCCAAATCGATAAGAACATCAACGGTATCACCGTCAACGACTTTCGAACACGAGTCGATTTTGTATTTGAATTCACATGGTTTTTGGTTATAAGTAGTCATTAGTATATATAAAGTATACTGGTTTAATCTTTAATAGAATAACTAATAAAATGGATAGGTCCTTTACACGTATATAATTCATTTTTAATTTTATTAGCTTTAACACCCTTATATGACATAAATAGATAATTAAAACCATTTCTAAGGGCTTCTTCTCTTGTTTTAATTATTTTTTCTATATCTTTTTCTTCTGTCCATGGACTTTTGACTTCAACTATTGTTTTTATACTTTTTATATAAAAATCACAATAGTACCTATGTGCTATACCTTCATTATCAAACCAGTTTATTTTCGGAACTTCCGTTTGATTTTGAACAATATCATCTTCACCAAATTTTATAATTAATTCAATAAAACATTTTTCTTCGCCCAAACTCTGAAGTTTATACTCTTTACCACTTGGAGAAATGTATGTTCTATATTTAAAAATTGTATTGCAATGTTTTCGAAAAAAATCGGGGTTTTTCATCTGATGGTCATATCCAAAATTTTTAATAATCGTTTCTTTTCTTTTCTTTTGAACTTCCGGAGAACTTAAAGCGTTTCTGAAACCTAATCTTTTTAAATTTGTATCCTCTACCTTTTCTCGAATTTCTTTAGATTTTAACGGATTATCAACTCCGTATCTTTCATTCAACGTTTGTTTAGCCTTATCTTGAATTTCTTTAGATTTTAACGGATTATCAACTCCGTATCTTTCTATGGACGTTTGTTTAACCTTATCTTGAATTTCTTTAGATTTTAACGGATTATCAACTCCGTATCTTTCTATGGACGTTTGTTTAATCTTATCTTGAATTTCTTTAGATTTTAACGGATTATCAACTCCGTATATTTCTATGGACGTTTGTTTTTTCTTATCATTTATACACTTTTCACACCCAGTTTTACCTCTCAAATGTTCTTTAAATGTTTGAGTAAAAAATGTATTGTGTACTTTACATTTTATAGTAACAGAGTTTATCTGTCCATTATATTCTGTTATATTTGAATAATCATATATATCACCGTGTATTTTTTTAGATCTTTCTTTAAATTCATCTAGTGTTAATCTTTTTGAAAAACCTAAAATATCGCGAGCGCAACCTGGACACCCGGCCCCATGTAAATGACTATCCGGGGTTTGTGGAAATTCTCTATGTGTAGAACATATTATTGTAACATATTCTTTAGCTTTTGTATAATTAACCAATGAATAATCGTATCTATTACCGTGTTTCTGTTTAGCTCTACGTATAAAATCTTCAGTGGTTACTTTTTTTGTCATTACCACATAACTTAAAATAGTCCTATTTTTCTAAATACAATTATTATTTACAAATCAAATTCCTTTTTAGTCCCACTATCATACACATTCACGAACCCTGAATCTATCGTTTTTAAACACTTAAGTTGTAACATATCGTTATTAAAATCAAATATTAAAAATGGTCACAACTCGAAACCAATTACGTAAATCTAAATACAAGCGAACGGCTAAACTCGGTCGCGATGTATATACACCGGATAAAGGTGGGTACACAGTTATTAGGAATACACCTGGAACTGGTAATGTTAAACACCCATTATATATAACTGGTGATAAGAAAAGACAACTTAAAAAGAAGTTGGCAAAAAAACAAAAGTGTTCACGATACGAATGTAATCGATGGTTTGAAGTTGCTGCACACGTAACATGTGAAAACGATAAACGTCATTACATTGTACCGTTATGTAGACGATGTAATAACCCTAAACGGTACAAACCGTTTTGGACGTCTCCATATATAGAAATGGTCCGTATTGAGAAAGTATATACTCAATGTGTATCAAAACCTATTTTAAATAATGATATTTTAATTTAATACTATAAATCACGTATCTTTTTAAGTTCATCACACATCTTCAAATAATCACCTTCAGGTAAATTTTCCGAGTTTTTATCTATAAGTTCCATAACAATTCTTGAAACATTTCGTAATGTTACATCTCTATCATACCTAGGTTCTGGTAATAACGGTGGTCGACATAACCAATCCGTTCCCGTAATCGCCCCGTCGTAATTGTATATTTCGCGAATGTGGGTTAAGAAATCCCGTAATCGCGTATAATACGTCGTAGGTGACCAAACGGAGTCGTGTCTAAAAATATAATCTTTAATGACGAGTACGTTTTGAGTATCACTCCACAATCCCTTATTATAATTAAACATTGATATTGGTCGGATACTACCATCCTCGGGTGTCGGTAACGTATCGTTACGATTAAGGTACGATGCATTATAATTGAACGAAAATATAGGGGACGCGTACGCTTCTATACTTTGAACAGGACCCCGCCCACGATCGTTTTCGTATATTACCTTAATGAGTATCTGTTGAATACCTTCACATGGGTTAGGTATAGTCGACCGTATACTACTATTGACGAAAGGTGTTGACGGCATTTATATATACTTACATTTATTCCTTATCCGGTTTTATAAGAATTTCGGGTGCATCATCAACTATATCAATAACGTACCTACTTTGATTATCTTTAGGGGATACTGTTACGATTCGACACTTATCAGTACTGATCATAGTTTGGTCAGAAACTTTAGTTACTGGTATTGTAATGGGTCGACACAAGAGCATCCACATTTTATATAGGTAAATATTTAAAATCTTTGTCACTTTTTGTGATTACCAAGAAAAAAAACTTTTAATATATACAAAGTATCTCCTTGAGAAGGATGTTCGATTTCAAATATAATTTTTCTTTTTACTAATCACTTTTATTGACAAAGATTTTATTTTATACTCTGTCTTTCCTATTTAAAAATAATGGTATAATAATATATATATAAAAATGGGTGAAGATGTAAAAAAGTATATACAGGAAGGTATACACTTTTCAAACGAATTCATGGATATGATTGAAGATATTTCTAGA